CCCTCGATCCGGCGGCCGCGAAAGGCCGCCTCCGCGTCATAGCTCGCCGCCCCGGTCTCGAAGCGGTAGCGCGAGGCGGCGGGGCTCGAAGGCAGGAACGTGACGGTGCGCTGGTCCAGATTGAACGGATTGCGGCGCGAGACGATGTCGCCGGCGTCCTCAAGGATGGCGATCTGGCCGACGGCGCGGCCGGCGCTTCGCTCGGCGGCGCCCACGCCAAACCGCCTCGGCAGCCCGCGCTCGGCGCGGCGCCTCTCGGCCTGCCGGTGAAGCTGGATCTCTTCCTGCCAGCCGTCGCGGTGCGTGCCGCACAAGACCTTCTCTTCGCGCGCGCCGAGCGGGCTCCAGGCGAGCGCGAGCGCGAGCAGAAGGCCGACAAGCCGCGACATGGGTTTCAAATTATTCGAATAGCTCACATTTTAGGGCACTGCTCGGGCTGAGCTGAGGTGCCCTGCCCGATTGGGGAAGGCTTCCTCGCCGGGCGTTTGGGCGACCGGATCATCATCAGGCCACCAACTCGGCCTCATACCCCGGCCAGTCCGCAGCCGGAAACGGGGTGGGCGCGCCGGCACGCTCTAAAGAGAGCATCAACACATCGAGCGTGTCGGCGCGGACGAAGCCGGCAGTGGTGTTGACGACGAACGTCGCCGGTTTGCCGGTCCGGTCGCGCAGCAGCCAGCAGACGCCCGGTTGCGGCTCTTTGGAAAGTGGTCCGTCTGCGGCGCGCCGAATCGTCTCGAACAGTTGCCCGCCGGGCGAGAAGAACTGATGGCTGTCGCCGGATTCTTCGAACACTTCCGCCGAGGTTGTCACTCGGATCGGTTCCGGCATGCCGGGCAGGCGTGCAGCATAGGTCCTCACATCCAGCGGTCGCCACTCCAAATCGACGGGTCGGCTTGCGTTGCGGCCCATGGCGTGGTCGAGCCGCGCCAGGTCGTAGGGCGGTTCCGGCAGCGCCGGGACGGCCAAGTCCTCCCGCGCCACAGCGTCCAGATCCAACGGCGCCTCGGCAGCCGAAGAAACCTCGTGTTCGATCTGGGCCAAGAACCGCTGCCGGGCCGCCTCGCGCGCTTCGCGGCCGGCCAGCGTGACCTCCTCAAACCGCTTGGGCAACTTCGAGAGAATCGGCTGAAGGCGGCCGACGATGCCCTGGAAAAGCTGAATCCGTTCGCCGACGGCGAAGTAGACATCCGCCTCGACCGTATCCTTGTAAGCGAAGTTCAGAATCTTGACCCGCGGCCGCTCCTGTCCCAGCCGATCAATGCGTCCGATGCGCTGCTCAATCCTCATCGGGTTCCAGGGCAGATCGTAGTTGGCCAGCACGCCCGCCGCCTGCAAGTTCAGGCCTTCCCCGGCGGCGTCCGAGCAAACCAGCAGACGCACCCGGCCGGTCTTCAGCCGGCGTTTGATCTCCTCTTTGCTGCACGCAATCCATCGCCCGCTCGCGTCGCGCCAGGCGCCGCCTGAGCCCGAGTAACTGGCCACCGGCACATCCGGCAGCTCGCGCGCCAGGAATTCGCGCAGATACTCCATCGTATCGGTAAACTGCGTGAAGACGATTGCCGATTCGGAATCCTGCGTGAACACGCTCACCAACTCGGCGCGCAGCCGCCGCGCCTTGGTGTCCGTGTTCAGCTTGGCGATCGCCCGAAGCAGCTCGAGGATCCGCTCGCGCTCCTCCAGCTCCGCCGCCGATGCGGCCAGCTCGGCCGCCTCTTCCGGCGCCATTGCCTCATCGGCGGTTTCGTCCAGCGAGACGTCTTCCTCGCTCAAGCCGAGCTTTTCCAGGCGCGCATTGAGAGTTCGTTTTAAAGCCTCGAAGCTGGAGGCCAGGCGCCGCCGGTAGACCGTCATCACAAAGCCGATGGCCGTGCGCTTGTCGGAGGCCGCTTTCGAGTAGGTCTCCGAGATGTAGTCCTCCACCTGCGCGTACAGCTCGCTCTCGGCCGGAGTCATCTCCACCGGAATATCTTTCACCTCGCGCTCGGCCAGAGGCAGATCGAGCTTACCGGCGCGCCGGTAGGAGCGCAGCAGCTCCCGGGTGTGCCGCACCATCCGCCAGCGCAGCGGCGAGCACGCCTTCAGCACCTCAACGAGCGCCCTGCGCGCCTCGCCATCCAGCATCCGCCGCGGCGCCTGGGCCGCATCGCGCAGCGCCCGGATCACCTTCGTCCGCTTGATCGGCGACAGATTCGGCGTCAACGCCGCGAGCTCGGCGTCCGTCAGGGCTCCGAAATACGCCTCGCAATCGCGGAACCATGCCGTCATGAGATCGAGCGTCTCCGGCGACGGGTTGCCGCTCGCCCAGGAAAAATACTTGAGAAAGGCGTGCGGCTCAGCCGCCCACATCGGCGGCAGCCCAAGCAGGTCCATCAAGTCCCACAGCTCGACCGGGTGCACCTGCATGGGCGTCGCCGTCAGCAACAACAAGCTCTGGCAGCGCCGCGCCAACTCCCGCATCAGGCTCAACAGCGCGTTCGGCCCCTTCTCCTGTTCGGTGCCCGCGCCGCGGCGCCGTGCATGGTGCGCTTCATCGAGCAACACCAAATCCCAAGGCTCGGCCTCGAGCAGTTCCCGGACCCGATCCTTGCGGCGCACGAGGAAGCTCGAGGCGAGCACCACGGGCTCCTTCTGCCACTCGTTCCGGCTGACGGGGCGCTCGAGCGGCTCCGTCCAGCCGTAGGCCGCCCGCCGGCGCAGCACCGCGCCGTCGTAGATGGGCACGTTCAGGTTGAACTTCTCGTACAGCTCGTTCTGCCACTGGATCTGCACGCTCTTGGGCGTCAGGATCAGCACGCGTTTGGCCTTGCCGGAAAGCAGCGCTTGCCGCAAAATCAGCCCGGCCGTGATCGTTTTGCCCAGGCCCACTTCGTCGGCGATCAACAACCGGCAAGGCCACTCGTGGAGTACCCGCGCATAGGTGCGGATCTGGTGCGGCCACGGCGTCACCGCGCTCGTCAGTTCACCCACGCGGACCCCGTTGGGCAGCTCCGGCGCCGTTTTCACAAAGGTCCAGATGCACCGGCGAAACTCGTTATCGGTCAGCCGGAAGCAAGGCGCCGCCTCTTCGGCAGCGTGCCGCGTCTCGGGCGGCGTCACCGGGCGATCGTCTCTCGGCAGATACTCGAGCAGCTTCCGGCGAGCCGCCTCGGGAAAGTCGAAGACCCGCGCGCCGGGCGAGCGATCCTCCCACAGCTTGGCAAACGCCAGAAGCTCTTCGTCGGCGTGCGCCTTCTCGGTTTCGCTCAGCCAGGCGCAGTGGACGTGAAAGCTCTCGCAGTTGTGCTTCCAGCCGCCGGCGGTTTCGTTGATGCTGCCGGAGAAGGCGAGCGTGTTGCCTTGGGCATCGACCAGAATGCCGAACTTGGCGTGGTAGATGCCGGCCACGCGCGCCGGGCGGCCCTCGGCGTCCACGGGTACGGCCACCTTCACATCGAGATACCCGTTGGCCACCATCCACGCCAGCAGCTCCAGCCCCTGTCGGGCATGCTCGTCCGGCGGCGTCAGGTCGGCCGCGGCAAGCTGCCGCTCCAGGGCGGCGCGCAGGTCGTAGCCCTCCTGAATCGCCTCCTGCTCGGGCGGCGCCAGCGTGCAGCCGACCACCAGCCGCATCCGCCCCTCGTTGTCGATCAACCCGCGCAGCCCGCGCGCGGCCAGCGCCAGCGCATCGGCCGAGAAGTAGCCCGTCGTCCGGCAGTACTCCACCGCGCAGGCGAGCGCCGGGTTGTAGAACAGCTCGATGAGGTCGCCGTCCTCGTGCGAGTAGCGGAACTTCCACTTCCTCTCAGTCAACAGCGGCATCGAACTCCTCAAGGTCCAGCTCGAGCTCGAGCTGCTCGGGCCGCTTCGGCTCGGGCACCTTTTCGGCGAAGGCCAGCCGCCGGAGCCTCTCGAGCGCCTCGAAGTCGCTCGCCGCGCCCTCGAGCGGCGGATTGGGCTTCTTTTTGCCGCGCGGCGGGGCGCCCTTTGGGCCGGGCGGCAGCACGTTCAGCAGCGCCTCGAGCGCCGCCATCAGCGTCGGATCGTCGAGCAGCCGCAGCGACTCGAGCCGATTGCGCGCCGCCTCGGTGTTCTGGAATCGAACGGTGTAGGCGGCTTCGTGCAGCCGGTCGAGCATCGGCGCTTGCAGTCCGGTCGCCAGCTTGCCTTTCATCACGCGCGTCTGGCTGTCCCACAGCGTCACGTCCTCGCCCGAAACGGCGCAGGCCACATTCCGCACTTCCTCCTCAAAATCCAGGCCCACCACGCGCGCCAGCTTCAGCGCTTCATCGGCGGGAAACCTCGGCGCGCGGAAGGCGTCCCAGGCCAGCACGTACCATTCGGTCAGCGGATCAAGATGCGCCTGGCGCTTCACCGTGGCCAACTGATCCAGGCGCCACTGCTTCACCTCGCGCCGGGCGGCATCGAGCGCATCCTCGGGCGTCACCCGGTAGGGGTCCCAGGGGCCGAAGAGGTCGTCCTGGTACCCCTTGGGCTGCTGCCGCGCCGTGCCGCGCACAAGCGGCCAATGGCGCGAGAGGACTTCGAGCGCCGGCCCGAAACAGGCCAAATACAGATCGATGCCCGCGATCCCGGCCTCTTGGAACTCGCTCACTTTCCGCCGCACGACGTTGCGGACTTCCGGCTCGACCTCCTCCCAGAAGACCTCCTCGCGGCGCTCGGCCGCGCCATGGCGCAGCCGGCAGGCAAGAAAGATCGTCGACTTGGCCGCCGACTTGTCGCGGATGTGCAGGCTGCCTTCGGCTTCGGTGTGGACGGGCCAGCTCGCCGTGATGACAAATCCCGCCTCGATCAACCCGGTGGCGAGCGCATCCCAGGCGTCCTTGGCCTTGTGCGTGAACATGACGGTCATGATGCCCCCGGGTTTCAATACCCGGCGCATCTCGGCGAAGATGCGCGCCATGCGCCGCTGGTAGTCGAGGTGCGCCAGGCGCTTGGCGCCCTTCTGCCCGGCGAACTTGGCCGGGTTGGCGACCGCCTCGCGGTCCTTGTCGGTCAGGTACGAGGTGAACAGTTCAGGATAAAGCAGCCCGGCGGTGCGCTTCAGCCAGACGTAGAAAAAGTCCGCGAGCTCGGCGTACATGACGTTGTCATAGTAGGGCGGGTCCATGACGATGCAGTCGATGGAGGCGTCGGGAAGCGACAACGCGTCGGCCGACTCGCAGAGGATCTTCACCTCCGGTTGGCGGCGGGCGGCTGCGGGAAAGAGGCGGCCGTTCGCGCCTGTATCCGGGGCGTGGCCGAGGAGCTGGATCAACTCGCCGAGGGCTTTGCCGGTCTGTTCGAGCGCCCAGTCGTAGCCGAGGCCGGTGATGGTGGGCGCCATCTCGGCGTAGCTCCACTTCAAGCTGAAGTCGTGGCGATCGAAGTAGCTGCGCACTCGCCCAGTGCTTGGGTCCCAGTGGCAGCCGATGGCGTTATAGTACGCAACTTTGTCAATCGCCAGGGCGATGTAGACCATGGCGGCGCGGTCGAGTTCGCTCAAGCGGCCGCCGTTTTGCGCCTTCAGCTCTTCGACCATGTCCTGAAAGACTTCGACCGAGGTGCAGTGGCCGTAGAGCTGGCGGGGATTGAACAGGTCCCGCCACAACGGCGCGCCGTACTGGCGGGGGCGGTCGTCGTTGGTGTTTTCGGGGAATTCCTCGTCCGGCACGATGTTGCGGGCCTGCCAGAGCGGCATCTTTTCGGCCAGGCGCCGCGCGATGAGCGCTTCGACGTCGTCTTCGGGCCGGGGCGCGCGGAAGCCGCGGACCACCTTGGTTTTCGGCTTGCCGTTCTTGAGCTTGCCGACGGCGACCTCCTTCTTGTAGACCACGCAGTAGAGCTGGTGGCCCATGCGGCCGGCCTGCGCCTGGCGCTTGATGTCCTCGGCTGGAATTTCGCGGCCGCAATCGGGGAACGGGCACTTGCCGGTGCCGTTGTTCACCGTGCCGGGCGACTGCTCGCTCGCCGTGTGCACGATCTCGAAGCGGATGCGGCGGCCTTCGGGGACGAGACGCACACCCGTGCCCTCGCCGTCCAGCCGCCAGTTGGGCGACAGCGGCACCAGCCCGCCGCAATACGGGCAGGTGACCGTCCGCGCCCAGAGGTAGCCGTCGCAAATGAAGTCTTCCGGCTCATCGGGATAGAGGTCGGCGAGTTGGTCGCAGAGGCGCTTGCGGAAACACGCGGCAATCTCGCCGTACCGCTCGAGCAAGCGCGGCCCAACGACCGCCGGGAGTTCCACGGTGGCTTTCAGGATCAGGCCGGCGACTGGATTGAGGTCGTTGGCGATCGCGTTGCACCCGAGCCGGACTGCCTCAAAAGGGATGCTTCCGCCCCCTGCGGTCGGGTCAAGCAGTGCGGCGCCTTCGGGTGCACGCAGATCCTCGGGCCCGGGCGTGTAGGTGAAACCTCGCGGGTAGCCGTAAGCGTCCGCGCCCAAGCGCTCGCCTTGCGCCGTGGCCTTTGCAATTCTGAGCTTGGCCTTGACCGGATCCCCGTGAATCCCGAGCGTCCATAGGAACTTGGCGCGGTCGGCATCGGCCGGCAGGAGGCTGGCCAGAATCGCCGCCCGGCTGGCCACCAGCGGCCGGCGCGCAAACCAGACGTGGAGGTAGTACGTAGGCGGGAGCGCCGTCATCGAGCGCCGCTCACGGATGCACTCCTCGCTGATCTCGGCAATCGGCAGCCACTGTTCAATCAATCGGCGGTCGGGCACAGGTTCGCCTCCCTGCGCATGTCGGTTCGGCGGATGTAGGCGATGCGTCCGCCGACCGACCGGACGGTTACAACCGTCCCCGCCTCCTTCCGCCGCTCAAGCGCTCTTTCAAGCGCTCTCAAATAGCGGCTACTGTAATCCTTGGCCGTTCCACGCAGCATGTACGCCAGATAGGTACCTGGCGTTATCGGCCTCTTGGCCGTATAGTCTAGGTAGCTTTCAATGTATTTGCTTTCTCTCATTCTGACCTCCTTTCGCGCTACACCTTCATCATCGAGCGGCCGCGTCGAAATGTCCAGCCGAAAATCGCCTGATTTTTACCTCACCGCCCATTGAGGTAGAAGGCGCGGCCATCATGCCGCGCCCCCGAGCATGTAGGCGGAGCTGCCGTCCTCGCGCTTGATGCGCACGACCTGGTGGCCCATCTTCTTATGGAGCGTGCCGCTGAGGAAGCCGCGCACGCTGTGGGGCTGCCAGCCGGTGGCGGCTACCAAGTCGTTGATCGTGGCGCCGCCAGGCTGCCGCAGGAGCTCGAGAATCTTCGCCTTCTTCGAGCCCTGGCGGGCCTCGTGCGCCTCGCCCGGCACCGGTGCGGTGTCCACAGCCTGCGGCTCCTCGATGGGGACCGGGACGAGCCGCTGGATGGCGTCCCAGATCTGCTTGAAAGCAACCTCCCGGGTCTTGAACTTCTTGACCGGCTTCAGGTCGTCGAAGGGAACAGCGCCGGCCATCGCGTTCCAGATGGAGACCAATTGGGACATCTGGAGAGGCAAGCGCGCGAACCCCTCCAGCGAGCTGAAGACGGCCGTGAAAGTGGCCTGCGGTTCAGATTCGACGATGCGACGCGCCTCGTCCAGTGTGTCGCACGCCGTGATGTTGTCGTCGACCAATGCGTAGTGTGTCATGCTGCTCCTTTGTATTCGCTCTCACCGGATACGGCGTGGTCAGTCTGCCTCTTCGCGGGCAGCACCTCCCAGCGCAGCCGGGCGGCGCTGCGGATGTGCACCGGCCGGCCGGTGGCGAGGTTGGTGCCCTCCCAGCCGCCGTAGCGGGATTCCTGGTTGATGCGGACGCGAGTGAGCTGGCCGCTCACCTTGGCGACATAGACGCCGCCGATTACGATGTCACGCTTCTTCATTACTTGCCTCCGATTGATAATTGCCACTGGCGACCTCCTTGCAGGATGGCCAGCTGGCGCTCCAGGTCTTCGATTCGCTTCAAGATAGCCAGATCAACGGATACTCGCTTCGGATCACCCGCTTGCGAGTAGTGCCGCGCGAGCTCCCACAGGAGACTCTTCAGATCTTTGTTTTCCATGTGACCTCCTATTGGGGAAGAGTGCTACTCAAAGTGCCGGACGTCGACGACGGCGCCCGGCACGCGGGCGGCCCACCAGTGTGCTCGCCATACGGCAAGATTTAGCGCGTCGCCGCTGGGCATAATGGGGTAATGCTCGTCCCCGGGCACGAGCGGCTTGCCGATGGCGTCAGATAGAGAGCCGTCCCAAAAGACGGCAGCGTCGTACAAGATGCTGCCGTCCGGGGCCGTGGCCCGAACGGAAATCCACGAATCTTGCTGCATTATTGTGCCTCCTTCTCGAAAGTGGCGACAGTGGGGCAGGGCGGAGGCGGCGGGGCGTCCACCGGGAGGGCCCGCGCCTCCCGGTTCAGGCTCGCCAGCTCCTCCTCCGCCCCAGCCCCGTCGAGCAGGCGGACATCCGATTCGCCGCGGACGTACAACGCGCCGCGGGTGACCTCGCCCCGCAACAAGGCGGCATCGCGGTAATGCACGAGGAGTATGCGGCCAGGGACCGCGTACGCCGCCACGCCGACGGGGCTGAGCCGCTTCCAGGTGAAGGTTTTAAAGAGGGCCCCTTCGCACCGCAGGGCCCAAAGGGCCGAGAAAGCGAGCTTCTCCGCCACCCACCCGTACCCGGCATCGAGCCGGGCGGTTGAAGCCCAACCTCGATAGAACGCCAGGTCGCGCCTGATGCTCTCGGGGACGAGGTTCTTTGGGAACCCCGTGAGCGCAGCTTGGACCGCCGCGGTCCAAGCGTCAAAGGCCGCCCAGTAGTGATCCGGGCGGCGGTGTGCACGGCGGGGCGAGTAGGGGCGGTACTCGATCAAGAATTCCAGAGCCTCCGCCTTGCGGCGGAGGGCAATGTCGAGATCCGCGTCGGTCTGGGCGTCGGCGATCTCATTAGAGATCGCCTGGCAGGCCTCGGCCAGAGACTCATGGTAAAGGGCTGTGACATCTGAGTCACTCGGCAGCGGGAAGCGGCGGAGAAACATCCGCCGCGCGAGCTCAGGAGCCGCGGCTTGGTCCTGAGCTCTGAATGCAGCTCTGATCATTTCATCCAGATATCGGTTCATCTCATTTGCTCCTTTTAGCGCTTTCGCGCTACACCTTCATCATCGAGCAGCCGCGTCGAAATGTCCAGCCGAAAATCGCCTGATTTATCGCCCTACGTTGGATCAGCGGGCCGCTCTAGAACGGAGGTAACGTTTGAAGCGCACCCGGTCGGCACAACACCACCTGCACCTGCACTACACCGGATGGTGGCGCCGTCGAGAGACGTGCTTCGCGATTTGCTCGAGGACCGGTCGCATGCCACCATGTTAGAGGGGGGCGGCCGTAACGTCAAGGGCTGCGGCATGATACGATGATCGTATGCACCGACCGTTGCGACCGTGCACCATCCCCGGATGCTGGCGATTATCGGCTAATGGTCGATGCAGTATCCACCGCGCCGACGAGCGCCCGAGTGCCAGCCGGCGTGGATACGGATCGCGGTGGCGCCGCACGCGTGCGGACTTTCTGGCGCGGCACCCGCTCTGTGCGGATCCGTTCGGGCGTCACGGCTCGCGGCTGGTCGCTGCGTCGGAGGTCGACCACATCATTCCGCACCGAGGCGACCCAGACCTGTTTTGGGATGAGGCGAATCTCCAGGCGCTGTGTAAGTCGTGTCACTCACGCAAGACAATGATGGAGGCTGGCATTGTCGCGGACGCCTAAACCTACGGCGATCAAGATCGCCGAGGGCAATCCCGGGAAGCGGCGCTTACCTCATGGTGAGCCGAAACCAGCGCCGCTATCGCCCGCGCAGGCGCGCGGCCGGTGCCCGGCATGGTTCGCGCCCGACGAACGCGAGGCGTGGATGTCGCACGCAACGGTACTGGCCAGGATGCGCGTCCTAACCGAAGCGGACCTGCAAGCGCTCGAGATGGCCTGCGTCGACTATGCGGCATGGGTAAGGTATACCACCATGTGCCGCAACAAGGCGCTGATCAAGGAGGGCGAGCGATGGCGGCTTAACCCTCTGATTCGCCTAGCAAAAGAAGCATTCGAGCGCTACATCAAGGTGATCCGTGACTTCGGGATGACGCCTGCTTATCGCACCAAGGTGGTAGCGGAGCAGACCACGCCAGCAGAACACATCATGAGCATCCTGGCCGCTGACGACGACGACGAGGCGGTGATGGTGCAATAGATGTGCGCATCGATGAACATCGGGCTCGCCTTGCTGAGCGGTTTTTCAAGCGCCTTCTGAGGCACACCTCGGACGTCTGGTACGGCAAACCTTTCGGTCTTGTTCCATGGCAACGTGAAGCGCTCCGCGAGATCTTCGGCCGGGTTGACGCGGCAGGACGCCCCCTGGTTCGGCAGGCATACATCGAGATCCCGAAAAAGACCGGGAAAACCGAGTGGGCTGCTGGCGTTGCGTTGTATGTCCTTGTTACGGCGCGACATCCTGGCTGCCAGGTATATTTGGCAGCGTCTGGCCTTCGCCAGACCGCGAACGTGTTTCGGGCTGCATGCAAAATGGTCGAGCAGTCCGCAGAGTTAAGGTCTATGCTCAGGATCTTGCGTAGTACACACAGGATCTTGAGGCGTGACGATCCGGATTCGTTCATCGCCGCGATCGCAGCAGATGGTGACCTGACTGATGGGGTAAACCCCGCTTGCGTGATTGCGGACGAGATACACCGCTGGCACACGCGCAAGCACCTCGAGAACTGGGACGTGCTTGCGCTCGGAGGTATCGCGAGGCAGCATTCTCTCATCATTGCGCTCACAACAGCAGGCACGATGGACGATTCGCCGCTCGCGTGGCGCTATCACGAGAAGACACTGAAGGTTGCCCAGGGGGTCATCTCAGACCCGCACTTCTACGGGCGACGGTATGGTGCCGAGGCCGGCGACGACTGGGAAGATGAGCGGACGTGGATCAAGGCGAATCCCTCGCTCATCGAGAACGGAGGGTTTCTGCCAATCGATAAGATCCGCACTGCATACTTAGCAGCCCAGTCCAACCCAGAAGACCAGCGTGCATTCCGGAGGTATTACCTCAACATCTGGGATCAGAGGGACGAGCGTGCGATCGACATGAAGATTTGGGACGAGTGCGCCAGCGGACTGAAGCCTCCCAGGTGGCCAGTGAGTGAGCGCGACATGGAGCGGCTCAGGTCAGTGCCTCTGTACATCGGGGTGGACATCTCTTTAAGCACCGACCTAACCGCTGTTGTCCTGCTATTTCTCCACGAGGACAAATATGAGGTCGTACCGTTCTTCTGGCTGCCCGAAGATGCTGTCAGGAAGCGCGAGCTTCGAGACGGGGTGCCGTATTCCGCCTGGGCACATGAGGGATTCCTTGAAACATGTCCAGGATCGGCCATTGATCCTCGCCTCATCAGGCAGAGAATCGAGTGGGCGGCTGAGCACTTCGACCTTCGCGAGGTCTGCTTTGACCCCTACAACTCACGCGAAATCAGCCTGATGCTCCAAGACGCCGGCATCAAATGCGTCGAGATCCGGCAGACGTATTCTGGCGTTTCAGAGGCCACCAAGAAGCTCCTGCACCTCGTTGCGACAAGGCGGCTTGATCATCGCGACCACCCGGTTCTTAGGTGGAACGCCTCATGCTTGTCAATCAAGAGCGATGGAAATGACCTGATCAGGCCGAGCAAGCCGGACAGGGAGCGCGACTCGTCGAGAATCGACGGAATCTCTGCACTGATTGATGCGCTTGCGCGCGCCATGCTGCACGAGGATAAGTCTGTGGACGTCAAGGTGATATAATCGCTGTGGGGTTATGCCTGGGTTCCTGCGTAAGGCGCTGGTCGATCCGCTGACGGCAGCATTCTCAACCATAACGGAATACCTGTTCTATCGGAAATACCCGCGCCTCATCGCAGCGCTCGGTGGGCAGCAGACGTACACAGGCCGCATCGTAACCGAGGCGACCGCCCTGAACAATTCCACCGTATGGGCTTGCGTCAGGGTAATCTCTGAGACGCTCGCGTCTCTGCCGCTCAACCTCATCGAGCAGACGCCAAAAGGGAAGTTCGTCGCTCAATCGCACCCGCTACAGCGGCTTCTGCACGATGAGCCGAATCCCGAGATGAGTGACTTCCAGTTCCGAGAAACCCTGACTTCCCACTGCCTGCTATGGGGCAATGCCTTTGCTCGGATCGTAAGGCGAAGTGGAACGGGCGAAGTGATTGCGATCTGGCCACTGTTGCCTACTCAGGTACAGATCAAGAGAGACGACACGGGTGCCCTGCAGTACATCGTCCGGGACCAGAATGGGCAGGAGACGGTGTATCCGCAGCGAGAGATCTTCCACCTTGCCGGCCTCGGCATGGACGGCGTGATTGGATACTCGGTGGTCTCGATGGCGAGACACACAATTGCTCTCGCGCAGATCCAGGAGGAGTACGCAGCTCGCTTCTTCGCCTCGGGCGGGCGGAAGCCCTACGTGCTCACGAAGGGCACGAGGTTCAAGAACGACCAGGAGTACCAGCAATTCCGGGAGAAGTGGGAGGCGGCTTACGCTGATTCCACGAATCCGCACAGGGCGATCGTCCTCGAGGGCGACATCGAATACAAGGAGATCGGTATGTCTCTGGAGGATGCGCAGTTTCTATCTTCCAGGCAGTTCTCGGTGCCGGAGATCTGCCGCTGGTTCAGGGTGTCGCCTCACCTCGTAGGGGACCTCTCGCGCGCGACGTTCTCTAACATCGAGCATCTCGCGATCGAGTTCGTTCAACACACGCTGATGGCGTGGATCGTAAGGTGGGAGAAGGCAATCAACCGACAACTCTTGTCGGACATCGAGAAGCGGCGATTCTTCGCAAAGCACAACGTCGGCGGTCTGTTGCGCGGCGATTTCGAGTCGCGCTTCAAGGGTTACTCGTCTGGCTTGCAGAATGGTGTATACTCGATTAACGAGGTCCGAGACCTCGAGGATCTCAACCCGATTCCTGGAGGGGATGGCCACAGGGTCCAGGCAAACCTGATGCCTATCTAAGGCGATGGCGGCAATCAAGATTCACCACACCCCGATCGACAAGGAAGGGTCCTGGGACGCTCGCGCCAACCTGCGCCGGCTAGGGGATTCGCCAGGGGCTTCGAAACTAAGGGCAATGCATGCCTGGGTCGACGAGAACGGAGACCCTGACGCGATGTCTTCTTACAAGCTGCCGCATCACAACGTTTCGGAAGACGGAAGTGTGGGCGCGGCCAACATCAAGGCGGTTGCCTCTGCCATCGCCGCTCTGAACGGTGCCCGTGGCGGCGTCGACATCCCGGAAGACGACCGCAGGGCGGTCTATGCACACTTGGCTGTGCACTACGAGGACGCCGACCTGGACCCGCCGCCGCTCAAGTCAGGCGACAAGTTATTCGAGACCAAGGCGTTTCCCGTAGCTCTGGAAATCGAGGGTGGGGCGAACCTGGTGGGAGTGGCATCCGTCTATGGATCTATGGACTCCTTCGGCGACGTGATCGAGAAGGGCGCCTTCAAGAAGACGATCGCCGAAAATCCGGAGATCCCCGTCCTGTGGCAACACGACCCTCGCGAGCCTATCGGGGTAGCGAAACTCGAGGACACAGGCAAGCGACTGATTGCGCGGATCACACTCGATCTAGAGGATCCAACGGCGCAGAAGGCCCTCCGCAAGGCCAGACTGGGCGTTCTCAAGGGTCTCTCCATCGGGTTTCAGCCGATGAAGTTCACCTATGACACTGGTCCAGGTGACACAGTCATCAGGCGATTGTCGGAGATCAAGTTATGGGAGGTGAGCCTCGTAACCTTCCCTGCGCTGGAACAGGCGCAGATCACAGAGGCCAAGGAAGTCACTCCGGAGCAGCCCGGAGCCGACATTGATCGCAAGGCAGACAAGCGAGAGCCGCTTGACAGCACTCTCGCCGAAATCATGGAGATTTTGAAGAGATGGACGAACTGAAGAAACAGCTCGAGGCCTTCATCAACAAGGCCAAGGACGAAATGGAGCGTCTCGGTAAGGTCACTTCCGATACCGCCGCCCAAGTGCAAGCGCTCCAGGCTCGGCTGGATGCTGCCGAAGTAGAAAAGGCTCGCCCCAGTCAGCCTCAGGCGAATAGATTGCGGCAGATGCTGCAGGAGCACGAGGGTATGCAGAAGCTCTTCCGTGACCGCCGCGGATCTGCGGTAATCCAATTGCCCGGGATCGAGACCCTCATCGAGCAGCGCACCACGATCACCTCGAGCGCGGTCGGGAGCGCAAGCTCAGGCGTCCTACTGTTCGAGCGGACGCCTGGTATTGTGCCGGCTGCACGGCGCAGGCTTTTCATCCGCGACCTGTTGACTGTCATCCCGACGCAGTTCAACGCCATCGATTTCGTAAAGGTGAACTCAGACATCCAGAAGGCTTCGCCGCAAGTCGAGGCGAGCGCCAAGTACGAGAATGCCCTGACGTTCACCACCGACACGGAGACTGTCCGAACGATTGCGACATGGATTCCCGCCACGCGCCAGGTCTTGGAAGACTTCGAGGGCCTCGAGTCGTTTATCCGAGAGTCGCTTACCTATGCGGTCCTGCTCGAGGAGGAAAATCAGATCCTGTCTGGGAGCGGCACGGGCGAGAACTTGAACGGCTTGATCACCCAGGCGACCCCGTTCAATACCGGTCTGCTCTCGGCGTCGCACGGATGGGAGAAGATCGACATCCTGGGCCGGGCCGTTCAGCAGATCCAGAGCGCGAACGAGGTGGAGCCGGACTTTGTGGTGCTGCACCCGAAGGATTTCTGGGACATCCGCCTGAGTAAGGATTCGACGGGCGTATACCTGTTCGGGAATCCGTTTACCCCGTTCGATGTCACGTTCTTTGGGCTGCGACCGTTCGTGACGACCGGAATCACCCAAGGGACATTCCTGGTTGGGTCGTCAGCTCCTACCAGCGCTGTCATCCGTCAACGGACGGGGCTCTCGGTCGAGATCTCGACCGAACACAGCGACTTTTTCACGAAAAACATGGTCGCGATTCGCGCCGAGGAGCGGCTCGCCCTCGTGGTGTTCCGACCGGGCGCTTACATCACTGGATCGCTGACTACCTCGCCGGCCTAACGCGGCGTGTCACCTGAGCGCATAGGGGCCAGTTCGGGCGCTGGCCCCTCATTTGTCTCCATCGAGCTTGTGGTGCGGCTCGCTGGCGTGATAATCTGATCTTATGCGGGTCAGATTGCGGCGGCAGATGTACCTGGACCGCGTGTACGCTGAGGGCAGCATCGTGGACATCCCGCGCCAGAGGGCTGCATTGCTCGTTCGGCGTGGTCTCGCCGACCACGTAGAGGATCAGGATCGACAGGTGCCCCAGATCGCACCTGAGCAGCGCCCTTATCCCACAGTGTCAGCGATTTGCCCGACTCGGGCCAGGCCAGACTTCCTTCGGAGGGCAATTTATCTCTTCGAGGTGTCGAAACACGCGTTTTCTGGTGAGGCTGAGTTGATCGTCGTATACGATCAACCATCAGACCTCCCACAAGACATTCCCGCATGGGTGAGGACGATCAAGCGAGGCGGGACGGTAGGCGAAAAACGCAACATCGCCTGCGAAGCTGCGCTCGGAGAGGTTATTCTGCACTGGGACGACGACGACTGGTATGGACCTTACAGCATCTCCCACCGTGTCGAAGCGCTCGGAGACAGAGACGTTGCAGGTTACGGCACGGTCCTTTTCCACAGGATCGGGTCCCGCGAGGTATACAGGTATAGCCAGCAGAACTACGTTGTCGGTGCTTCTCTCATCTACCGCAAGGAATGGTGGGGCCGGCACAGGTTTCGACCTTATCATGTCGGGGAGGACAACCACTTCGTCCACGAGGCGGCGGCAAAGGGGCGGTTCCGAGCGGTGGATGGGACGGAGCACATGGTAGCGTCCATCCATCCGGGGAACGTCTCGCCGAGGAAGATCTCTGGAAGCGCATGGATTAAGGCATCCTTTTCGGACCTGCCTGAGGCATATACACTGCTATGCCAGAATTCTCAGTGATCATTCCCTCAAGGTCGAGGCCAAACATCGAGGTGTCTATTGGGCGCCTCAGAGAATACGAGGGTGGCATCGACATCATCGTCGTGGACGACGGAATTGAAGATCGCCCACAACTTGGGTGTCGCTACGTTGATGGGATTAAGCCGTTTGTTTTTTCTCGGAACATCAACGTAGGGGTCCGGGCAGCCCCTGAGGGTAACGACATCGTTCTGATGAACGACGACGCAATCCTCGAGACACCCTACGGTCTTTCATCGATCTCACGATTGTCATTCGAGACGGGTCGAAACGCGATCATCTCGCCAGCGATTGACTTCGTCGGCAACCCGAACCAGCGATTCAGAGGCGTCGGTGTTCGGAGTGAGCCGCGGATGCTCTGTTTCGTATGTGTTTACATCCCGCGCCGCGTCTGGAACCTAGTCGGAGAGATGGACGAGAGGTTTGTCGGATACGGTTGCGATGATGATGACTACTGCCTCAGGGCCAGGCAGCTCGGGGTCGAGCTCTGGGTGTACGACCGCGTGAAGGTCAACCATTCGATGCTGAGGAGCGAGTTCAGAGGGCGAGGTGCCGGCGACTTCAGGGAAAACCTCCTACGATTTAAGGACAAGTGGGGGCATGACAATTGGGGACGATACTGACCCGGAGGCCGTCAAATGATTGTTGGCTTAATGAGGGTAAAGAACGAGGCGCGATGGATCTCGGAGGCGGTCTCTGAATTGCGCCGGCTAGCGGACGCGGTTCTTGTCCTTGATGATCACAGCGAGGACAACACCGTCGATCTGGCCCTGCGGGCCGGCGCCCACGTGATTACGTCGCCCTTCGATGGCATCGACGAAGCCAGAGATAAGGACTTCCTCGTAGAACAGGCGTGGAAACGATACGGCCCTTTTGCGGGCAACGACTGGGCGATCATGTTGGATGGCGACGAGGTACTGATGGACCACTGGGAGATGCTCGAGTGCATGTCTCGAGTGTCGGAGGAGGGTAGACCTGTAGCCCTTGCGCCGTCAATCCTTTACCTCTGGGATTCTCCTGAGATGGTGAGAATCGACGGCATATATGGCTCGTTCTATCGCCAGTCTGCGTGGCCGATCGGCGCGTCAGGCGGTGTGGAAACGTTCCGCCGCACTAAGTACGGGAACGGCGCCAACTTCCACTGCTCATCGGTTCCCGATGCTTTTACGCGCCACTTTCAGCGCATCCCTGTCCGCGTCAAGCACTACGGTTATATGCATCGAGACGACAGAATCCGAAAATTCCACTGGTACAACACGATAGACCCGCTCAATGACTTCGAGGATCGGTACCGCCACATGGTCATTGGCGATTTGTTTCCGCCGACCTCGCGTTTTCGATGGGCCGGTCCGCTCAAGAAGGTGCCCTTGCGAGATTTCCGTCCAGCTCCTGCAACAGGTGATATCCTCAAATTGAGGGGCCGACCGCATGGCAGCGACTCTTAAACTGACGGCAACATCACCGGTGCAGAGCTTCTCAGAGCCGGTCACGCTCGCGGAGGTTGAGCATGCTCTGGGTCTGCCGGCGCTCAGCCCGTCCGATTCCGAGCGCGACTCACTGCTCAAAGGGTACATCTCTGCGGCTAGGGAACTGGCTGAGGTCTACCTTAACCGCGATCTCGTTCAGAAGCAGTACGATTTGCGGCTCGATTCATGGCCAAGCGAAATTGAGCTTCGCGCGCCACTCGTCTCGGTGGACAAGGTATCATACCTCAACGAGCAGGGTAGCGAGACCGTCCTCGCTGAGGGCACCGACTACATCGTCTTCTCGAACCTGGAGCCGCCGGTCGTCCGCCCGCCAGTCAACGGAACGTGGCCGTCGTCGAGTCTATATCCGCGCGGCGCGATTCTTGTAAGGTTTACCTCTGGGTATTCCGGCAATGATGCATTCTGGGGAGATGCCGGTGCGCGGGTCAAGGTGGCGATCACGATGATTGCTGCGTGGCTGTACTACACCCGTGGGCAATCGAATACCGAGATTCCTGCGGCCGCAGAGGCGCTCCTCACACCAGGGAGACTCCACAGATGAGCAGTCCAGGATCTAAGGCGTTCGTTAAAGACCGGTACCTTCCAGCCCCTCTCAGATGCGCCATTCTGAGGCGCACGGAGGGTGCCCAGAACGCCTCTGGGGAGCCAGCGGTTACGTGGCCAGTTGTGCAAAGGGCTTACGTTCAGCGCAAGCCGGCCCTTGGCGTGCCCCGGGCCGCGGCCGGGCAGGAACTCGGCTTGGCCGTGGTCGACATTGTCGCACCGGCCGGCACTGACGTGCGAGCGGGGGACAGGTTGGAGTTCGACGGCGAAACAGGGCACTACCACGTGAGGTTAGTGACTGTGGACGAGCCGCCATTTCGTGAGGTGAGGGTGGTCGCCGTAAAGGAATGAGCAAGCTCTTCGACGTCAAAATCGAGGGAATCGCTGATCTGCAAGAAAAGGCGCGCATCTTGCAGGCTGTCGGTGTATCGCCGACCGCGAAGGCATCATACGTGCAAGCCGGCAATGTGCTTGTTCAGCAGGCGCGCCGGAACGCGCCGTATAACCCGCGGCGAAAGAGAGGCACTCACCTCAGAGACGCGATTTTCGTCGGCACTCCAGCGCAACGCCCGTCAGAGCCCAACATTCTGGCAGGCGTCAACCACCGCAAGGCTCCGCACTCCCACTTGGTCGAGTTCGGCACATCCAAGTGGGCAGGGAAACCGTTCTGGCGGCCGGCAATAGCGCAAACGAAGGGCGAGGTCATGGCGATTATTAAAGCAGGCATCTTGAAGACCATCGAGGAGATCAGCGGATGACTGTCATCGAGGCGATCCAGACAGCGTTGACATCGGTAACCGGCCTTACGGCACAGGTGCCGGCGAGCAGGATTCGGCCATTCGGGTCGTGGCGCGATGTTTCACTGCCTGCAATCATGCATCGTCCAATTGTCGTATCGGGCGAAACGCGCATGCACCGCACCAGGGAGACCCTCCGTGAGTGGGCTACCTACCAGATCGACGTGTTCGCAGAGAACGTTTCGAAGTGCCAGGAGCTGGCTGACATCATCGTCAGCGGAATGCCGGGGAAGATGCCCACCGGATGGACCGCATGGCACGACGGAGGAGTCACCTATCTCGGATACGATGAAGACGTCCACGCTCACCACATGGCACTCGATTTCCGCGTCTTCGGGTCGTAAGCGAAAATAATCGCCTTTCGCTATAATCTCTCCGTGCGATGATCGCACGGAGGGAAGATGGCATCTGGCGGCGTTCTTGCTAACGGAATCAAGGTGGGGTATTCCACCACGAGTCCCCACACATGGACCACTGTCACGCAGGTGACAGACGTGCAGGGTGTTGCTACGTTCACCTCGGATTCTGTGGACACCACTGTCCACGGCACGTCGCGCCTTAAGCGGAGCATTCCCGGCATGATCTCAGTCGATGACCTGGTCGTGACGTGCCTGCTCGACCCTGATACCATGCACCAGAACTCTACCGGTTGGGTCGACGATCTCTATGACTTCCTGGCGGCCGGCACGAAGCTCTGGTGGAGGGTTGAAATCCCTGTGGACAACGCTCAGTCGCAGTATCAGGCAAACGAGTTTGAGGGCCGGGTCAAAGCGATCAAGCCCAATTTCGGCGAGCCATCTAACCGTCAGGAGATCCAGTTCACGGTTGGGTTCGACGGCAACGACGTGTACCGGCTCGCTCCCGGCCCCAGCGTCCTGTAATCTGGAGGCGACGTGGCGATCCCCGACCCCAAAGCGGCCCCTACCGGTCTTGGTGCCGGTCACCACGCAAAAGCTCACCGTCAGCGCATCATCTCAGCGTTCCAAAGCGCTTTCCTCTGTCGTCGTCCGGGTGGTCGCCAATGTCGCTTGCCACGTGGCGGTAGGGTTGCGCCCTACCGCCACAACCTCTGACATGTATCTGACTCGAGACGCGCCTGAGTACTTCCGGGCGCTCACAAGCAGTTGAGCCTCATACAGCGTGGTCGTCTGGCAGTGACACGCGACGAGTTGATCGACAAGATCGCGACATCCATCGCATTCGTGGAGGGCTTCTATAAGAAAGGCAAATACCCTACGGTTGCGCAGAGGCTGGCAAATCCAGGAAACATCCGGCAGTGGAGAAAACACGGCCGGGCGTATCCGAGATCTCACGGATACGTTGATTTCGTGGCATGGGCGCGCCGCTCGCTCCCCGACGGAACTCCTGCGAGTGAGGTAGCGGCGGCAGCCGAGGCAGAGGGATGGCGTGTTCTCAGGGTACTTATTGGCCAGTACATCGACGGTCGCTACCACGCCGGGGTCTCGCCCACGCTCTTGGAAATGTTCAGAGTTTTCGCGCCGGCCGAGGACGGAAACAGACCTGAGTCCTATGCCAAGGTGGTAGCCCGCAGAGCGGGCATACCACTCGATCGCCCACTTCGCGAGCTGATAGACTAGATACGTATGAAGATCTCTGTTCCCCCGTTGGACACCGTCGAACTGGAGATCGGAGGGCGTACGTATCACCTCCGCGCTACATTTGGGGCGCTCCGGCGCCTTGAGGCTCGAGGCATTCCCCTGACGCAGCTCGCAGACATCAAGAACGTCTGCGCACTCCTGTACGAGTGCCTCGTCGAGAAGAGCGATGTCTCTGAGGACGACTTCGCTGAGTTGCTTCCAGTCAATTTCGAGATACTCGCCAAGATAACAAGCCAGCTTTTTCCGGGATCTGAAGTCCCTACTCCGGCCGCCCAGGTGCAATAGACTGGGTGGCGCTCTGGGCGGCTGCCAAGGTCGACATCGGATTGTCGGACGACGAGTTCTGGGATCTGACGCCATCGATGTTCGAGGCCCTCATGAGGCGGCGCTGGCCTGGGCAACAGAGGCGAACCCCGGAGCAACAGGCTGCAGAGCTCGACCTGCTGTTCCGAAAGAACCGTGCGATACTGAGACGGAGGGCTCGCGATGGCTCTGGGTAGCCTCCTCGTAAAGATCGGCGCAGACACCAGCGAGTTCGAGCGCGGCATGCAGCGCTTCTCGACCGAGATCGGCAAGGCCGTGTCTTTCGCTGGCAAGCTGAGCTCGGGGTTTGAGCGCCTGGGTAACAAACTTACCGACATCGGCACTCGCTTGAGTCTAGGTATCACGGCGCCCCTTACAGCGTTCGCCAGCGTGTCAGTGAAGGCCGCTGGAGACATTGACGCACTGCGCCGGGCGCTCTTGGCTGTGAGCTCGTCTGCTGGCGAAGCGGCGTTGATGTTCGAGCGCCTTAAAAAGGTCGCAGAGCTGCCAGGACTTGGGTTCAAAGAGGCCGTACAGGGAGCGGTCAACCTCCGAGCGGTAGGTTTCTCCGCCGAGAGGACGATTGAGATTCTCCAGCAACTCGGGAACGCACTTGCATCCGTTGGAAGAGGACGGGCCGACCTGGAGGAGGCGATCCGTCAACTCGGTCAGCTTGCCTCTCGCGGCAAGGTGACAGCCGACAACCTAAGGCCCTTGCTTGAGCGGATCCCTCAGCTTGCCACCATAATGAAGCGGGAGTTCGGAACAATCGATACCGAGATCCTGCAGAAGATGGGCGTAAGCGCCGAAAAGTTCATCCAGGTGATGCTCAAGGGCCTCAGCGAGCTACCTCGCGTCACTGGTGGTATCAAAAACGACATCGAGAACTTCCGCGACTCGCTAAACCGCGCGATCGCCCAGGCCGGCGAATCCCTGGTTCCATTCGCCAGTGCCGCGCTGCGCGCACTCCAGCCCGTCCTCGACGGTCTGACTGGTCTGGCCCAGGCATTTTCTCGGCTGCCGGACAACGTGCAACTCGCAGTGGTCAGTATCACGGCCGCGCTCGCTGCCGTAGGTCCATTGACGGTTGGAGTAGGACAGCTCATCAAAACATTCGCACAGCTTGAAGCGTTTATCCTGCGCCTTGGGCCTGCACTGATGGCGCTCGCGACCACCGGACTCGGGTCCCTCGCTTCCGCTGTCAGTAACGTCGCCGTGGCGATTGCTACCGGAACCACTGGAGCACTTGTCGGGCTCGAGCTGAAGGTGCTCGCTGTTGCCAAAGCAGCCTCGCTTGCCGCTGCTGCATTCGTGGGATGGAAACTTGGTGAGTGGATCGACAGAAACATCGTCTCGCAGATTCCCGCTCTTGATCGATTCTTCCAGCGAATCGCCGATGTTCCAGGCGCGCTTATAGCGAAACTCAACGGCACCACCAATCAGGCGAAGGCCGCAAACGAAGAATTCATTCAGTCTGTAGCGCTCCTTGAGGCGAAGCTCAAAGCGAAAGGTATCGTAATCGAGCGGGGCAATTCATCGCTCGAGGAGTACGCTCTCAAGCTGAGGCGGGCGGCTGCCGCTACGCAGAGCACCTCAACCGCCACCCAGGCCCTTACGAAGGCCGTCTCTCAGTCATCCGAGGCACAGGAGGCGATGCGCAGGTGGCTTGAGATGGTAAGGCGCTCCTTCGAGGAGGCGGCTGAGGCAGCTCGCGGTATCCGAGGGGTGATGCGCTCGATTGCGGAGGACGAGTCGCTCAAACAATTGGAACAGCAGTGGTTCCAGATCCTGGAGAACTCAAAGCGATTGCGCGAGGAGGGCCTCGACGTCATCATCATGAGCTGGCAGGGTGCTGCTGAGGCTGCACTTCCAGATCTCAACAGGGTCAACGTCGCGATCACAGACATCGGCAAGGGTCTTTCTATCCTCGAGGAGAGCAGCACTCAGGTATTCGACGCATCGCTCGATGGGCTCCGGCGATTCTCGACAGAGCTGCCCAAGTTGCCGGCGGGCCTCGAAGCTTCCATGAACCAGACGTTCGAGGCGATTTCCACGCAGTCCAAGAAAATCTTCAAGGAGCAGGATCAAGCCTGGAAAACGTTCCACAGGCAGGTCTCCACGATCGTGAACGATCTGGGCAAGGGCCTGGCTGACGTGATCCTCAAGGGCGGAGAACTGCAGAAGGTATTCGTGGGGGCACTGAGAGAAATCGGAAATGCCGTAATGAGGCTTGTCACCGAGCAGCTCGCCGGCATGCTGGTTAAGGTCATCAAAGATCTGATCAACGGGCATATTCCGAATCTCATCAAGGCGTTCAAGGACCTGACACAGACCATCACAGGTTTCGCCAAGGCCGCCTCTGGCGCGGTTGCTGGCGGGACTGCTGGAGGGGCTGCTGCAGGGGCCGCTGGCGGCGCCGCGCCTGGATCTGTTCCAACTCCTGAGGGTGGTCTGATCCCGACGCTCAACATGATTACCGGCGTCGTCTCTGCGATCACGGACGTCTTCAAGTTCTTCCAGGGCCGCCGGATGGAGCAGGACATCGGGCGCATCGAGGTCACCACGCGTGGAATCCTGAATCAGTTGATCGCCTTGCAGGAGACCGCGAACAAGTGGTGGCCCTGGATGGCAGAGGCCACCGGGGTACTCTGGAAGATCCACGCAGTACTGGTACAGCTCGGCATCACTGGAAGCGGCGCGTCAAAACGCACCGAGGAGGAGATGCAGAAGCTCGCGGAACAGGCGCAAAAAGCGACCGATAGCGTCCGCGAGATCACCACAGCAGCTTCGAGAGCGGTCCCGGTTGTCGAAAACCTCTCGTCTGCCCACTCCGCGCTCGAGGATGTCGCAACAAACGCTACCTCATCAGTGGAAGAACTAGCAGAGACTACCAAGACGTCCAGCGGCGCAATCGGGGTTGCATTCAGTCGACTCGCCGATGCCGCTGAAAAGGCGGTCTCGACGGTCACTTCTGCTGTCAGTATGGCGACCAGCGGGGCAGCCAGGGCAATCTTCGCTGTCGGCCCGGCCAGCACACCAGAGAGACCTGTCGCTCCCGGCGGCATCACCATCCGATTTGAGGGCGGGACCACGCGAGATAGGGAGTTCGCTCAGTACGTGATCGACCAGTTCGTACGGCAGGCGAAGGCTACGGGTCAACTTGTATGAGAGCGCTGATCGCAGGCACTGATCGGTCGAGCTATCTGGCACTCGACAGTTGTAAGATCACACGCGACATCAACGGTAAGGCCACCCTCACCTGCGTGCTGCTCGGAACTGGGGGATACAGGCCTTCGCTCGGGAACGAGATCATCATCGATGACGGGGCATCGCCTGCGACCAAGTACTTTGCCGGCAACATCTCCAGAATCGTGGAGAGCAAGACATTAGCCGCCGGCGGTCTCCAACGCTTCGAGGTCGATGCGTGGGATTACAACCACATTCCACAGCGTCGCCTCGTGACGGCAGACTACTCTGGCCTCGATCTTTACACGATCGTTATGCATGTCGTGGACACCTTCCTCAAGGATGAGGGCATCTCCTTGGGAGGCGTAGCAAGCCCCTCTCCGATTATTGACGAGCGGTTGACGTTCTTCTACGAGTCGGCGGCCTCCGTCTTCAATAGGCTCGCTACCGTGACGGGTTATCAATGGTTCATCGACTTCGATAAGGTCCTCCACTTCTCGGCGTTCACCTCGAATCCTGCGCCGGCGTCCTTCACGGACACCTCAAACAACTGGCGAGATATGGTGGTCGAGCGCTCGGATGAGAACTACCGCAACAGGCAGCACGAGCGGACCTCAATCTCGGTTGCCTCAACCGCTGGATCATCGGCCAGCGGCCAACAACTTGAACCTCCGATCACAGCCTTCGCCGGCCAGGTGATCTTTCCCACGAAGTACGTCATACAGAAGGTCCTCGAGATCACCGTTGACGACATCCCGAAGACCTTCATCGGGATCGACTCGTTCAGCGCCCAGCAGATCCCGCCATCCGGGTATGACTTCTACTACAAGATCGGTGGCATCGGCGTCTTCGCGCTCGATTGGGGCCCGGCAGTTGGAGGTGAGGTGATCCGGGTGCGATATACGGCCGCATGGACTCCATCCACGCCACCAGGCTCACCCCAAGATCCATCTGCCCAAAACCCTGGCATCAGGGTTATCACGGAGGACGACACTACGGAGCAGGCGGCCCGCAAAGCCGCGGAGGGCGGTAGCGGTATTTGGGAAGCCATCGAAGAACAACGGAACATCGCGTCAGTCGGGGCCCTCAAGGCAATTGCTCAGGGCAGGCTAAGGCAATTCGGTAGTTCTGCGGTTCGCATTTCACTCGAGACCGACGTTCTGGGGCTCCAGCCTGGCCAGAAGGCGACCGTGAACGTCAGCGCGTTCGGTATCAATGGCAACTACCTCATTGAGCGGTGCGAGTACAACTGGATCGCGGCCACTCCGAACGACATCCTGAGGACGCGGATCACGCTTACAACTAACGAGCCGTATGGCATGCCAATCTCGTACGTGGAGAAGCTCGTCGAGATGGCGCGGATCGGGATCGCTGACGGATCGAGCGCGATCAATCACAATTCCGGCATATCCGGCACGATTATCAGGGAAATCCCTGCCGGCGCTGTGAACGGTACCAACACATCGTTCAAGCTCTCATACCTCCCGAATCCGCCGACTTCGCTCTTCCTTTTCCTTAACGGCGTCTATCAGAGGCCGGCCATCGACTACTCGATTTCTGGCGCGGACATCACCTACACAGTGGCGCCTGACAGTGGAAGCACTCACATCGCTGTGTACTGGTCGAGCGGCGTGCCCTCAGGGAGCACCACGAAGGCCCGGCGATTCAATGGAGGGTCAGACATTGTTCAGTATGGCAAGCACGATCATCTCCGAATCATTGGAGATTTGGGGATCGGCTTTTGGATCAAGTGCAGCTCACTCACGGACGCTGGCCACGCCATCCTGGCCTACGGTAAGGATGGTACGTACAACATCAACGACGCGGTGCCTTACTGCGTTCGCGTCGAAAACCGTACCGGCGGGGTGAATTTGCTGGTAGGGCACGACTCCGGGCCGCCGATCACGAACCACGGGGCTGTGTTCAACACCGGACTGCCGGACGACTCCTGGAGATTCGTGGCGTTTTCCCGCGATTCGATCGCGAAGGAGTACAAGTGCTGGGTTGGCAGCGAGGGGACGAATGGCACCACGCTACAGTTCATCGGAACCGTGAGCTACAGTGAAAATCCAGGTGCGACCGTCGGGACCGGATCGGAGACCGAGCTGTACATGGGGAACAAGAAGGCGAGGGCGCATTGGCGGCCACTACAGGGGACTCTTGCTCAGGTGTACATCTGGAGTCGACAGATCACAGAGACCGACATTGTGTCGGCGATGCTGAACCAGCCACCGGTTGACGGGCTCCAGTTTGCGCTTCTGAATCCAGGGAACTCACCTGAGGTCGATTCGATCTACGGGGTGACGGGTACGGTTACGGGAACGACGGTCGTGGCAGGGCGATGACATGGCACGAGGTAACATCGCTTATGATCAAGTCAGAGACGCGCACCGCCAGGGCACTGGCGCGAAGTTCCAGATGTTCGGAGGCGGCTCGCCAGAGGAAGGCGAGCCGGCTGTCTTCGACGCATCCGGAAATGTCGTGCCTGCGTCGGCGGTGCTCGGAGGAGGCTCAGGCGTGACGCTGAAGTCCAAAACGGGGACATTCTCGACCTCCGGGCAGCATACAATTGTCTCGGCCGTTCCATCGAAGAAGATCAGGGTGGTCTCCTATTCTGTGACCATGATCGGTACGGCTTTGACGAACGTCATCTTCCAGACCGGCAGCAACCCTGTTGCTGATCTGTGGAGCCTCGTCTTGCAATCACCATCATCGGTCAGCGTTGGCGCCAATCTCTCGACGACCTCGCCCTACTATCTGTTCGGGACCGGCACGGGAGAAGCCCTGCTACTCACCACCGACCAGGCGCACACTGTGCGATGGGCGGTCACCTATTACGAGGCATAAGCTATGGCGCTCCGTTTTCTTGATGGGTTCGACCACTACACATCGCTCGCGCAGAAGTATGAGATTGCCGGGACTGGAGAGATCGGCTCGACCGGCGGGCGGACCGGCAACGGTTACTTCGGTGCCTCGGAGTTCCGCAAAACACTCGCGGCGAATACACAGTGGATTGTCGGATGTGCGTTCCGAATACCATCACCTCTGGTAATAAACAACGCCATCATCAGGCTTTACGAGCAAATGCCTGGCGGCCCTCAGATTACTGTAACGTTCGATACAGATTACCGCTTCCGCGTTCGCCGAGGCGGTGACGGCGGGACAATTATCGGAGCCAGCACCAACTCGTTTGTACTTAATGCCTGGTACTACATCGAGTTTAAGGTAACGATCCACAGCACGGCAGGTAGCTTCGAGTTGCGGGTGAACGGAACCACTGAAACCTCCGCGAGCTCCGTAAACACTCGCGGTGGATCGCAGGACGCCACCGACAGGGTTGGGTTCTCCGGAGGGGGCACGGTTAAGCACTTCGACGACATTTACATTTGCGACGGCGACGGCTCGACGCACAATGACTTCCTGGGCGATTGCAAGATCCTGACGCTGTTCCCGAACGGTGCCGGCAATTACACCCAGTGGACTCCATCGACGGGCTCGAACTGGCAGAACGTGGACGACAACCCGCCGAACGGCGATACAGACTACAACTCGACATCTACGGCTACCAACAAAGATACCTATGCGCTGAGCGATATTACGCTCACTGGTAACGTGAAGGGGATTCAGGTCCTTGCGATGATGAGGAAGGACGACGCCGGCTCTCGGTCGTCGAGGCTTCTGATTCGCACAGCCTCAACAGACTACTCCGGCCCGACGGTTGGACATTCTGACAACTACGTATACCTAAGGAACGTGTGGCAGAACAACCCAAACACGTCCGCCGCCTGGACTGTAGCGCAGGTGAACGCGCTCGAGGCCGGCGTCGAGCTCGTGAGCTGATATGGCCGTTCGGAACACACAGGAGCCTGTCGAGGTCCTCGCGCAGCCTACGACCGTAGAGGCACGTGTTACGCAGGTTGGTGTCGAGGTCCTCGCGCAGCCTACGACCGTAGAGGCACGTGTTACGCAGGTTGGTGTCGAGGTCCTCGCGCAGCCCACCTCGCTAGCAGCGAGGATCACACAGCTTGCCGTGGAGGTGCTGTTCGAGCAAACAGCACCTCCACCCTCGCCAGCGGTGCCGGCCCTAAAGCTGATGGGCGCTGGCGTCTGAAGGCGTTGGCCTTCCACCTCCGCACTCGCGGATTGATTCCATCGTAGCACACGCTTGCTGCCTCGCCCGGTGCAATTCGTCAAGACGCTAAGGTGACAACGCACTTGACATGCCAGGCGATTACCTGTATGCTCTAGAATATATGCGCATTCACATTGATGCCCTTGATGTCGACCTGCTCCCATCGGGCACGGTCGAGATTCCACTGAGGATTTCGGTGGTTGCACAGCCGCCCCCCGAGCCGCCGCCGCAACCTCCGCCGCCCGGACCTCCGCCTCCTGAGCCGCCGCCCGCGCCACTGCATCCTCCCGGCACTCCTCCGCCGCCTGTGCCTCCGTTCGGGGGGAAGCTCTATCGGGTGTCTAAGTCGTTCGACGCCCAGGCGATTCAGAAGATCATCGACGGTTTAAAACCCGGCGATGAGGTCGTCTTTGACAACGACGTCTCCGTCACCGGGCAGTTCACCTTCCCTCCGCAGCCTAGCCAAGCGGAACCCATTGTTCTGCGGGCCGAGGCGCCGCCGGTCGGCATGCCGGACGTGAATGCACAGCTTCCTCGATTCTCTTCTCAGGGTCCGTTCGTTTTTGCGTTCCCTGAGCTTGCATCGGGATACTCGCTGATCGGACTGCGGATCATGCCGTCGTCGGCTACTGCGAATGCCATCATGTGCGGATTCGGGCAAATCGCCGACGCAGTGAAGCTGCCTTCGCGCCTGCATTTCGACCGCCTGCTGATCGTCGGGACGTTCCGCGCTAGGCGCGGTATAGCGCTCAACTGTGGTTCCGCAATCGTTCAGCGCTGCCGAATCATCGGATTCTTCTCTGACGTCGAGGCTCAGGCTATCGCCGCATGGAACGCCACGGGGCCCTTTGTTATCCGCGAAAACTACCTCGAGGCGGCTGGCGAGGTCATCATTTTCGGAGGATCTCCGTCGCTTGTACCGAATAACCCGCGGAACATCCTGATCGTGAACAACGTCATCACCAAAGACCTCGCGTGGCGCAAGGCCGGCATCTCAGTCAAGAACCTGATCGAGATCAATTCTGGAGAGAACATTCTCATTTCTGGGAACCGCCTTTCGAACTCGTGGGCCGGCCAACAGAACGGCGAGGCCTTCGTGTTTACGCTCCGCACAGAATGGCCGGGCGCCGTTAAAGAGATCATGGTTAGTGACAACGTGGTCGACAACGTCGGCGCCGGGTGCAGTATTCTCGGTGGATTCAGCGGTGCGGTGAAGAACATCCACTTCAGCAACAACATCTTCCGCGTCAACCAGGCGATGGGTAAGGGATTTGGATTCCAGATCCTTACGGGCGCGAAAGACATCTTCATTTTGAACAATACCGTCGTTGGATGCAAACACGTGATCGTGCTCGACGGCCCTCCCGAGACGACTCCGGGAGACCATGGTTTCACAGCTCGGTACCGAATCGAGAACCTCAGATTCATGAAGAACATCGTCGAGGGAGTGGTGTTTGGTCGGGGATTGCCGGCTGGCCAGGCGCCGATCGACAAGTTCTGTGCGAAAGCTGCCTTCGACAGCAACCTCTCCGCGTCCGGTGGTGTCCCTGGGTCAAAGCAAGTCAATCTGGCCGACGTCCTTAACCCGGATCTAAGTGTAAAGCCGCCGTGGAAATGTTACGGCGCAGATCCGGACGGCGAGGCGCACTGGAACGATGACTGAGACATGCCGCGAAAAAGCTTGCCCCATGCCGGCCTACCGCCTTGGGCTTTGCCGACATCACTTTCTGATGTGGGCAGAGCCCACGCCTTTCCTGACAGTCCAACAGGCTGCCAGGCCTTATACCAGTGAAGATCTGCCGAGCGTCGCAGATCTGCGCAGGAGACGACATGGCGACAGAGATCAGGAAGAATGATGACCATTCCTACCAATTCGGCGAGCGCACGGTACCATCGGTCACCGAAGTACTCGCCGCTGTCGGCATCATAGACTACCGCTGGCTCAGGCGGGAGTCTCGAGAGCACTCACTCGAGCGCGGCACCACCGTCCACCAGGCGATTTCCTGGGACATTGAGGGTGATCTGGACGAGGCCTCGGCAATCGAGGCAGGCGTGATGCCTTACGTTGAGGCCGCCAGGCGCGCGCGGCGAGAGCTCAATCTAGACCTCACCCTGGTTGAGCACGTCGTCTTTGATCCGGTCTTCTGGTACGCTGGAACCATCGATGCATGCGGAGATTCGGTGATTGTCGATTGGAAAACCGGCCGCTGTCCTAAATGGGTCGGCGTCCAGCTTGCTGCCTACGCTCAAGCGCTCGGACGGGATAGGCGCCGTCCCGGATCCGATTTCGCACTCATCGCCATCGAGCTCCACGAAGATGCGACCTACCGAGTCGTTCCGGTAAAGGATTACGCCACAAACTGGGGTATTTTCTCATGCGCTCTGGCAGTCCATCGAGCCAAGGCCCTGCTGAGGTAAAAAACTCTGCGAACGATTCCGCGGCCGGCGCACACTCTGACCAGTACGGCTCGGTCACAGAGGTCGCTATGCGCGTCGATTCTGTCAGCGCCAGCACGCTGCCGATGGCCGTGGAACTCCTCCGGGGGATCATTGATCTGAGGCGCGCGGTGCGGGACCACCATGATCCTCTCATCAGGTCCGCCCATGCTGCTCACAAACAGGCGCTTGCCCAGATGCGGCTGGTCGATGCACCACTCGAGGCGGCCGAAACACACCTGCGCAGCAAAATCCTCAGCTACCTCACGTCCCAGAAACCTGAGCCTGTGGATGACAGCCTTGGAGCGCTCGTCATCTCACGCGTCCCTGCGAGGCATCCAGGGATTGCGGTCCGGGAGACGTATCGCGCTGTCGTTACGTCGAAGGCGCGCCTCATTGAGTGGGTTGCCTCACACCCAGAGCATCTGGATGTCCTCGAAGTCTCTGAGCGTCAGCTGAACGCCCTGGTGCAACGTACAAGGGGAATCGTCGACATCCCCGGCGTCTCGGTGGAGGTCGCCTATAGCCTCCAAGTCAGAGACGACCATCGATTACTACACGCGTCCCAGGAGAAGAACGATGGATGATCTAGTACCTGTCAGTAACGTCGCTCCGATCTCAGCGCCTGCGGAATGGATGCGTGGCGCCACCGAGGTGGCGAAGGAAATTCGGAACCTCGTCGCCTCAAGGCCTGACCTCGTCCAGGAAATTCGAGGCCGTAAGCTCGCGACATTCCCGCTGTATCAGATCGTCGGCATGATGTTTCGGCTCACGGCCCGAGTGATCTCGACAGAAGAGGTCGTGACAGCATCTGGCGGGCGCGGTTATAAGGTGATAGCCGGCGCCTACTACGCTGGTAGTAGCGAGCCGGTGGCCTCGGCCGTTGCGATCTGCACGACAGACGAGCCGACATGGACCCTTCGCCCGAAGTACGAGTGGAGGGCCGGTAAGCGCGTCCAGGTTGGCGAGGAGCCAGTGCCCGACCAGCAACGCCTCAGTATGGCGACCACTCGAGCATGCCGCAAGGCGCTCATCATCGCTATCGGATGGGTGATCGCGCTCGCTGGCTTCGACGTTGCCGACCTCGATGAGGAAGACGTCAGGCCGGAGCCCGCCCCAAAGGTAAGGCGGAAATCCGAAGGCATCTCACAAGAGCAAGCGAAGCTGCTATGGGCCGCCGCGCGCCGTAGCGGATGGACAGATGATGACGTGCGATCGCACCTTCAAGAGTTTGGATGCGAGCACACCAGCGATCTGTCGCCGGAGCAATACCAGGCGCTGATGGAGAAGATCTCAGCGCCGAAGTCCTAGCTCTGTACTGCCAGGTGCACATGAAACGAGGAACGCCAGAACACCCGAAGACAGTGATGCTCGCAAGGAGGCTCGGTGTGCCAATACCGCACGCCGTTGGACTCCTCGAGCTGCTCTGGCATTTCACGGCGAAGTATTCGCCTCAGGGTGACGTCGGAAAATGGGATGACCAGGCGATTGCCGAGCAGCTTTACTGGGAGGGCGACCCGTCCACTCTCATTGGTGCGCTGGTCGCCTGCGGTTGGGTCGACGAAGACGAGCGGCACCGGCTCATCGTGCACGACTGGAGCGAGCACGCTGATGAGGCGGTGCACTTCCGGTTGGCAAAATCCCGCCTCCGTTTCGCCGACGGGCGTGCCCCCAACTTGCGCGGGCTCAACTCACGAGAGCGCGCTGAGGCGGGTGAGTACTATGGCCTGCCGCCAGGGTCGTGTAACACCCGTGGCCAGCCATGGCCGGCCCGGGCAAGCCGGGGCACGCCGGGGCATGCCGTGGCCGGCCCGGGCAAGCCGGGGCCAGCCGGGGCCGGCCGGGGAATGCCAGAGCCAGAGCCAGAGCCAGTGCCAGAGCCAGTGCCAGAGCCAGTGCCAGAGCCAGTGCCAGAGCCAGAGCGTGGTGCTAGCGATCCCGATTCTTTCTTTGAGCCAGAGCCCGAGGGTGGTGCCGGCGCTTTCGATTCTCTCTTTGAGCGGATTTGGCGGAGGCACCCTAAAAAGATCGGCAGATATCCAGCTGAGAGAGCGTGGGCGTCTGCGATCATGGAGGCGGTAGACAGGTCTGCTTTGGCTGTGCGGATCGACAAGGCCCACAGATCGTGGTGTCGATCTGAGGCGTGGACCTCAGATGGCGGGAAGTTCGCTCCTCGCCTAGACCGTTGGCTCATGGACAAGGGATGGTTGGACGAAGCCGAGCCCCCGGGAGCTACGACTGGAGTGGCGAGTATCCCTATCGGCGGGATATTCGCGGAGGCAGTCGATGAGCTCTATACACAGACCGCTCCAACCGGAAAATCCCCGCCTGATCCAGTGAGCTCCAGCGCACCTGATGAGGATTTCACGGAGGAGCTGAACCGTGTCTTCGCGGCAGCGGCGAGAAGCATCAAGGGCCTCTGAGGTCGATCGTTTGATCGCGGCAGATGAGGAGGCGATCGTCCTCGGTGCCCTGATGACCGACCCTGATGCGCTCTCGGTTCTAGGCGACCTAGAACTCGATGATTTCGGAATCGAGCGGAATCGCCTACTATTCGCAGTGGTGCGGTCGCTGGCTTCGTCGGGTTCAGCCGTCGACCGAGTGACTGTTGCTCGCCACCTGCGGGACTCAGGTGATCTGGAGCGTGTAGGGGGCGTCGGCTATCTGGTTGACCTCGACAAAGACATGCCGAGAATCGTCGCGCTCGGCGACTACATCCGGATCCTGAAAGACAAGGCACACGCCCGGAGGCTGATGAAGGTAGCTGCCGGAATCGAGCGCAAGGTAATGCAGGAGTCGTCCGACCCGAACGAGATAAGCAAGTGGGCTTGCCAGGAGCTACTCAGTCGAAACGGGCACGGATCAACTTCGCTGGCGTCAGTTTCCGACTGCGTTACGGGCGCCGGGGGGGCCGAGGCGATTCTACACCCTCGAGGGCTACTCGGTGTCCCGACCAGGATCCGGCCGCTGGACCACATCACTGGAGGGATGAGGGCCGGCGAGCTGTTCGTGCTTGCGGCACGCCCTGGATTCGGAAAAACATCGCTTGCGATGTCTATCGCCGTAGCAGCCGCAGTAACCGAGCGTTGCCCGGTCGCGGTGTTCTCGCTCGAGATGCCGAGGGATGCCATCATTCGGCGCTGCGTGTCATCTCTGGCGCGTGCGCCACTGATAAAACCGACGGCCGAAGAACGGCACCGTCTCATGATCGCCCTTACGAAGCTGGTGGAGGCGCCATTATTCATCGACGACACACCCCACTGTGACATAGGCAGCATGGTGGCGAAGTGCCGCGCAGCTAAGGTGCGCCACAACATCCGGGTTGTAGTGCTCGACTACCTGCAGCTGGCTACATCACCAGGTGCCGACAATCGGGTGCAGGAGGTGTCCGTAATCTCCAGGACACTCAAGGTCCTGGCGATGGAGCTGGGCGTTACGGTGCTCGCCTTATCACAATTGAGCCGCGCTGTCGAGTCGCGCGTTGGAGATCGCACCCCAATGTTGTCAGACCTGCGTGACTCTGGTAGTATTGAGCAGGATGCGGACTTGGTCACGTTCATCAATCGGCCGGCATTCTATAAGGGTGAGGAGCCGCCGACCGGCCTTGTCGACGCAGAACTCATCGTGGCGAAAAATCGGCATGGCAGAATTGGCCGGGCTATGGTAAAGTTCTGTCGTGAGACCGGATCATTCATCGATGCTCCCGACGCAGGAGAATGACGGCATGGATCATGTGACCGCGACAGCACTGATCGCGTTCGCCAGAACTGCCTCAGTCTGCGAAAACCTGTTGGGTCTTGAGTTTGAGGTCCCTCCGGAGGCGGCGGCTGAACTTGGCGCAGCGATCAACTCAATCTGCGCAAAGTACAAACTGAGAATGGGCCAGACGCTGATGTTTATCGCCGCCGTCGTCTCAGATACGATCACGGCCATCGAGGGCGGATCCAACCTCGCTCCAACCTCGCTGGTCTCCGGCATGGTCAACTGATTTTTCTCAAACAACCCGCATCTGGGTCTTGACAATCCAATCGACTCATGCCAGACTTATGGTAGAAGCCTCATAAGTAAGCGATCCTGGATGGTCGCAGAGCACGCTGATCGCGGCCATCCGTGTCGAGGCTCTGGTGTGTACACCTGAAAGGAATCGAGGATGACGAGGGTAGTGATCATATCGGACCTCCACTGCGGCAGCATCTTCGGATTAATGCCGCCATCGGTGGTCACATCAGATGGCGCCGTGCGCGGGCAGACGAAGGCGCAGGAGCACCTGTGGTATTGCTGGAAACGCATGTGTCAGGTGCTCAAGGGCAATTTCGACTGCGTCATCGTCAACGGCGACGTCATCGACGGGACCCAACGAGCACAACGCGGCACGGAGCTCGCCCTGCCGATACTCGCCGATCAAACCAGAGCGGCTGAGTCGGTGCTCCTAGAGCTAAAGACAGCGAGCCCGAAGGCGAAATGGTACTTCACCCAGGGCACCGAGTACCACGACCAGAAGGCCGGCAGGGAGGTCGAGATTCTGGCCCAAAATCTTGGCGGTCAGAAATACGCCGGCGATGGCATCGGGGTGTACTCCCATGAGGTCTTGAACTTAGACATCGAGGGTGTGTTGATCAACGCCGCCCATCACATCTCGAGCACCACCGGCTTGTACCGGGCCGTGGCGATTGATCGTGAGGCACTCTGGAGCGCGATCGCCGGCAAGGACGGTAAGGCGCTCAAGGCCGATGTCGTCGTGAGGTCTCATGTGCACTACTGCGTGCACGTCGAGCACCCCTCAAAGCACGCCATCATCACTCCGTGCTGGCAGGTGCAGACAAGGTTCATGCGGCGGTCGTCAGTGTATCGTTCCCTTCCGGACATAGGCGCCGTCGTTCTTGAGATCGACGGTAAGGCGAAGCGGCGCGGGGAAGACCCTGTAAGGTTCTTTAAGATCCTCTACCCTCTGCCCGTGGCACCTGCGGAGAAGTTCTGATGTTCAGCAGCCGAGGCATTTTCGAGCCATCACCGTTCCGTGTCCGTCGTCCTCGTCCCAGGTTCCGGTGGACTCCGGAAGACCTCGGCACTAACAACATCCCGAATCAGCGGCCAGCGCCACTTCGGGCAGTCACCCGCCTGGTTGACGTTCGAGGCCGCGATGTGGTGAGAATCCCTTACCTAGGAACACAGGAGAAACAATCATGGCAAGAGCAACAAAAGTAAAAGCGGCCGACGCCATCGAGATCGCGCGGCCCCTCTTTCGTGAGATCACCGTCCACATCAAGGGCAACGCGCCGTTGGTGATCAGGCGGTTCTCGGAGAAGTTCAAGCAGGAGACCACTGAGAAGGTGGTACACGGCGGGGTCGGCGGGCGCCGCAGACGCGCGTTCGAAGCCCGTGATCTGGACGACCTGTTCAACGAGGCGCGGTATCGCTCGCCCGAAGGATGGGACGGCGTCCACGCCGGAGCGTTCCGCGCGGCGCTGATCAGCGCCTGCCGGCTGGTCGGATTCCAGATGACGCGGGCGAAACTGGCGCTTTTCGTGGTCCCTGACGGGTACGATGAGAAGGAGCCTCAGATCCCCCTCATCAGGTTGTATGGCGATCCGAAACGGCAGGAGGACATCTGCCGCACGGTGACTGGCGATCCGATGCTTGCTGTCCGAGCGCGGTACGACGACTGGAGCGCCAAACTGCGCATCAGGTATGATGCTGATCAGTTCAAGCAGGACGACGTTGTCAACCTCCTCATGAGGGCCGGGATGCAGTGCGGTATCTGCGAAGGGCGCCCCGACTCCAAGAAGTCCGCCGGCATGGGTTGGGGCACCTTCGAGGTTGTCGGATTCGAGTGATCCAATACCACACGCACCATGCATGGGTAAGCTGGTCCTGGCGTTCGCATGGCAGGACCAGCGATCCACTGGCGCGATGCTGTATGGCTGGTGCGGTCAGGTCTGGTGTGGTAGGGTGTGGTGAGGTCAGGTACGGTACGGCTGGTGCGGTGCGGTGTGGTCGGGTGCGGTCTGGTGTGGTACGGCTGGTAAGGTCTGGTGAGGTGTGGTGGGGTCTGGTGTTGTGCGGTACGGCTGGTGCGAACGGTATGCATGAAGAACTCAAACGAATAAGGCATAACTCCACTGAGATGGTGGCGCTGGCGTCGGACTGTGAGAAGATGACTAACGCTCTCAGTCACTTCTGTTGTGTCGCTTACAGCCTTGCTGAATCAGGCTTTCACGTAGACCTGCGTAGCCTCCTTTCAGCATACGAGGCGGCGATGAACCTCTACTCTATCCGCTTCGGCCGACTGCGGGATCTGATCATCGACAACCATGCCAGGCTTTCCGTCCTAAGGGCGCCAGACGATGCCAAGAAAGAAGCCTGATTTTTCCGCTTACGTCTCGGGAAGACCAGCCCCTAAGGGGTCGAAGCGGCTCGCGCGAGGCCGTATGTTTGAGTCGTCGAAGCTGCTTTCAGGGTGGACGAAGGCGATGGTGTCAACGTTCGTTAGTCGCCGGGAGCGCCACCACCCGTATACCGGCGCTGTAAGGGTTGTCATCTACTTTTTTCTGAGACGTCCTGCCAGCGCGAAGAAGGACGCGATGCCGACCTCGAGGCCAGACGTCGACAAGCTGGCCCGCGCTGTGCTGGACGCCTTGACTCAGGCGAGAATCATCGTGGACGACTCAGCAGTTGTTGAACTGATCGCGCACAAGTTTTTTGGCGGGGAAAGAGAAACGGGAGCGGATGTACATGTCTGTGAGCTTTGAAGAATTCATCGAGAAGCTGGTACAGCGGCTACTTGTCGGCGACAAAGTCTATGGCAGTGCATCGTTTACGAGGCCCGCTGAAGAGATCATCAGGGAGATCGAAGAGGAATTAATTGACGTAGTAGGTTGGACCTATTGCCTGCTGCGTTCCATCAAGTCCAATTTTCTCGCCGAGAGAGATCCTGTCGGAAGCTACATCGATCTCCTGATCGGGTATACCGATTACGGATTGCTCCCGAGACGCCCAGAGGCGAGCGAGTACGACGAAAAACTCAGGCAACACCTCGAGTGTCTTCTGATGCCGGTCGTCTCTGAGGCCTACCGCCTCTGGCGCCATTTGAAATGGGTCTGGGAGATCCGCCCGCAGCCGTGATACGATTTGACGAGGAGGCCAAAATGCTTCGGCGCGCCAGCAGGCAAGGTGACGGACGGAAACAATCACATCCCCTATCGAGGTGGGCATGCACCACAGGCACACCACTGCGCTCCAAGTGATTTCATACGCCATGCTCGCGACGTTGGCGACCCTGCTCGCAGATCCGTCGACACGGCAGGCCATACTTGACTCGGTGCCGCCGCAATGGGTGGCGACGATCTCGATCGTCCTCACCGGACTCGGCATTTTCCTGCATCGGCTAGGGGTAAACCACAACCCTGACGGCGGCCCAGTGGCGGCGCCCTATCACAAGGAGACGGGTCAGACGGTGTTGCGCTCTCGGCGAGACCGACACCGCAACCCGCTGCTCATCACCACCGATGAGGCAATGGCGGCCGGGCTTAAGTATGGCGTGGACTACCTGTATGGCGACCCGTTCGAGGTCTACGAGCAGGGATGTACTGTCCTCAGGTACACTGCTCTCTTCCTCGGCGATCCGATCCAGACGACACTACGTGTCGTGGATCGGATCGGCTGGCAGGACTCAAATGGTCACGCCAGGTGGGGCATCAGTGTCTCGCCTGTCTGGTGGTCAACTCAAACGACTGCTGCCAAGGTCGATCTGATCAGGCAGGTCTACGGCCAGGGAGAACTGTCTGGTCTGTTTGATGCGTATCTGTCGATAGCCCAGCAAAAAACTGATGGGGTCCGCTGAAATCGTATCGCTGGTGACTGCCGCCTTGGGCTTACTGGCCGCCGGAACTTCGGCATACGTGACACTGAGCACCAGGGCGCTCGTGGCGGAGTTGCGCCTCGAGATGGCGCAGCTCGAGCAGCGGATTGTTGACCGCATCAACGGTACGTACGTCCGCCGCGAGGTGCTGGATGCTCGGCTCGAAGCGATCCGAAAATAGGCGCCGCAATCCTAGATACCTGAAATGGGTGAGGCAGCAGCCCTGTCTGGTATGCGGGCTGGCTCCGTCCGATGCACACCATGCCGGCAGAAGATACATGGGGCGCAAACCACCGGACGACACCTGCGTGCCGCTATGCAGATTTCATCACATGGAGTACCATAGTAGGGGACGCCACTGGTGGATCAGCCATCATGGATTCGATCCGAACGACAAGATCTCGGAGACATGGGGTAGGTACCTCGAATCTCTACAGGCTGTGGCCAGGACCACGCGCGCACCCGCGCGCGAAAATCCGCAAATCAAACAGATTTGATGGGTCGATTGAGACGTAACTCTATGACATCACAAGAGGTTTCATGAAATACAAACTCAAACTCTCCGCCCCGGCTGAGCTCGATCTCGGCCAGAATCCAGTGCAGTTTAGCCTCGCCGTGGAACTGGAGCCCGTGAGCGCGCTGCCACCGATAATGGGCAAAACGTACACCCTCCGTAAGGGCGACACGCCAGCCCGCTTCCAAAGCTTGCTCGATGCGCTGCGCCCCGGCGACACCTTACTGATCGACAACGACGTCGAACTCGCTGGCCGCTTCTTCCTTCGCGAGCAGCCGCGCGGCGCCGATCCGGTCATCATTCGGGCCGCGCAGGTTCCCAGTGCGAGACCAGTGCTAGACAGCCAGCTCCCCACGCTGGTGAACAGCGCCCCGATGCAGGGATCGATCCTCTCCACCGACCCGCGCGCCCACGGCTACATGCTCATCGGCTTGCGCCTGGCCGCCAAAGCCGGCTTCGTGTACAACCTCGTCGAACTCGGCAGCCACAACGCCACCGACGTGCTTGCCCAACCCGACAACCTGCTCGTCTCCCGCTGTATAATCTCAGGCCATCCTACCGCTGGCAGCCGCCGCGGCATCTTCCTAAACTCCGGCCGCACCACCATCTCCGAGTGCTGGATCACGTACATGATGGAGGCCAACGACAACCAGGCCATCGCCGGCGTCAACGGTCCCGGCCCGTACTTCATCACCGGCAACCTCCTCGAAGCGGCCTGCGAGAACATCATGTTCGGCGGCTCGCCGGCCGCCATCCAGGGCCTCAATCCTGCGAACATCACCATCTCTGGCAACGTGATCCGCAAGCCGATCGAATGGCGGTCGGGCAGGTGGTCCTTCAAGAACCTCATCCAACTCAAGCGCGCAGAGAACGTCCTCATCGAGAACAATGTCCTGGAGAACTCCTGGATCGGGCAGCAAAACGGCGAGGCTTTCGTCTTCACCGTCCGCGCCGAAGGCAGGGGGGACACCCCGGCCAACCCCTGGGCGGCCGTGCGCAACGTCGTTGTGCGCTGCAACCGCATCTCCGGCGTCGGCGCTGGCGCCAACATCCTCGGCCGCGATGACCTCCAGCAGTACGCTGGCATCACCGAGAACATCACTTTCGAGCACAACCTCTTCCTCATCGACCCGCGGCTCGGCAAAGGCTTCGGCAGCTTCGGCTTCCAGCTCCTCAGCGGCCCAAAGAACATCACCATCCGTAACAACACCGTGATCTTTGCGCCAACCGCCAGATACATGCTCGCCCTCTCGCTCGACAGCCCGCCAATGACCCACCCGGGCAGCCCCGACTGGCAAGCCCAGTTTCCAATCGAGGGGTTGGTGGTCGAAAAGAACATCCTCATGGGCGAGCTGTTCGGCCGCGGCCTGCCCCCCGGCCAGTCGCCACTCGATAAGTTCGCGCCCAACGCCAAGGTCCATGACAACCTCGCCCTCACCGGGGGCATCCCCAACAGCCGCAAGGTCACACTCGACGAGGTACTCACCCCAGATTACACCGTCAAGCCCGCCTACGCCGGCTACGGAGCCAACCTCGCACCGTGACCGCACTCGATGACCAGAGCTGTGTCAGAATTGAGATGGGAGATGGCCATGACAGCGACACTACTGGTCTTGTTCGGCTGTCAAGCTCGGGGCGATTCATCCCCTAATTCTGATATGCAGATGGAGACCGTAACTCTATGACAGCAAAGGCTTTCTATCCACTTTTCGAGCTCTACCGCTTCGAGATCTTCGACCGCGAGAGCTACAAGGCGAAATTCGGTTCTCAGGCACCGCCGTACGATCCCAGGCGCCGAATCAAACGCTGGCGCGACCCGAAGGCCACTGGCGAGCTGCAGGACCCGTACCGGTATAAGTACTTTGACTTCGCCGCCAAAGAATTTCGCGACGCAGAGATCACGATCGGAGAGGCGCGCACCCTGAATCTACCGGGTCGATACGAGTGGGGCCAATACAAGGTTCAGCCCACGCCAGCTCTCATCGTTGGGCCGCCACCGCTGGCGCCGCAACCGCTGAATCCAGAGTTTCTGTCGCACCGAACGGACGCCGAGTACCTAGCGTCGCTATGGAACGGCACGGTCGTGGAGAGCGCGCCAAAGGAGGGCCCCTTTTGGGTGGACTGGATGGGCGAGACCCGGAGGTGCTACGAGATCCGACTGGGGGATGGTCGGCAGTACAACGTCGGCCTTCTCATGAAGGCTCGGCATGCGGCAGGGCATGGAGCTCCCGGCAAGTGGGAGATGACGCCGTTCGGACCCGTCTGGGTGCCTGATCCGCAGCCTGACGGCAGCACTGACGGCCGGCCCGAGGTGCCTGTGCCATGCCGGGAGCTGTTGGCTAACGAGGCTCTACATATCACGCCGTTCGGGGTCACGGTGTACCGTACGGATCTCGAGTCGCCGTACAATCCGGCCTCTACCTTCGAGGGGAAAGTGCTGGCAGCGCTCGAGCGGATCGAGGCTGCCTTGCGAGCGAGGTGACATATAGATCGACCTCCGCAGCGTCGACAGGGTGGTACCCTAATACTGCTGGCAGCGCTCGATCTCACGTCGGTACTCGGCGTCGCTCATCGGCGACCTGCTCGAAGTTCCTCCCGCTACCCTCCAGCACCGCCTTCTTGCCCGTGAACTCTTGCCAGCGGCGAACGATCACATCGGTGTAGTGAGGATCTATCTCCATCAGCCGCGCCCGGCGTCCCAGCTTCTCGGCCGCAATCAGTGTGCTTCCCGAGCCGCCGAACAGGTGCAACACTACCTCGCCCGGGCGCGAGGAGTAGGTCATCGCGCGCTCCGCGAGCTCCACCGGCTTCTCCGTAAGATGTACCATCGATTGCGGGTTGACCTTCTTGACGTGCCAGACATCAGTGGCGTTCTTGATCTCGGGATTGAAGTAGTGAGCCGCGCCCTCACGCCACCCGTAGAAGCACCACTCGTGGTTGCCCATGAAATCCTTACGGGTCAACACGGGGTGCTCCTTCACCCAGATGATGGCCTGAGAGAAATAGAGACCGGACTCCTCGAGCGCTGGCGGGTAGTTGGCGCAGTTCGCATACCCGCCCCATAGATAGAAGGCGCCGCCTGGCTTGAGCACGGCAGCCAGGTTGCCGAACCATTGCCGCAGGAGGACACCGAAGTCGGTGTCCTTCAGGAAGTCGTTCGCGAGCGGCCGGTCCTTGGGCCTGAGCATCTTGGTGGTTCGTCTGGCTTTGGAAGCGCCGCGGTGCACATCGAAGCTCTGGTGATGCTGAAGACCTCCGAACGAGCTCAGCCCGGCGGCGATGGCGTTGTTCGAGCGCGGTTCGACCTTGACGTTATAGGGCGGGTCAGTGTTCACTAGATCCGCCATCTCGCCAGCCATCAGCCGGTCGACGTCCTCTCGACTGGCGGAGTCGCCACAGAGCAGTCGGTGCTCACCCAGAATCCACAGATCACCGCGCCGCGAGACCGGTTCCTCGAGCGGCTCGGGGACTGCGTCCTAGTCCACGAGGCCAGCCGTCGGCTCCGGTGCAAGGAGCGCATCCAGTTCTTCGGCCGAGAAACCGACCACCTCGAGGTCGAAGTCCTCCGCGCGGAGGTCCTCTAGCAGGCCCCGCAGCAGCTCCTCATCCCAGCCGGCATTGAGCGCCAGCCTGTTGTCGGCGATGACCAGTGCCCGCCGCTGGGCCTCGCTCAGGTGATCCAGCACGATCACCGGCACCTCCGTGAGGCCCAGCTTGCGCGCCGCCTGGAGGCGCGCGTGGCCGGCGATGATCACGCCGTCCGCGCCCACGAGGACTGGATTGGTCCACCCGAATTCGGCGATCGAAGCCGCAATCTGCGCCACCTGCTCGTCCGTGTGTGTGCGCGGATTGCGAGCGAAGGGGATTAGCCGTTCAATCGGCCAGTGCTCAACCGCGGAGGCTAACCACATCTCGCCCCCGCCGCGCCAGTATCCGAGTCACGGCAGCCATCGTGGATATACACCCCGCTCAATGTGATTATACCTCTGGGCGGTCGACGTGTCAACGTTGTGTTGTGGCCTCCACACGGGCCGCACAACATATTGTGGTCCACTCGCAGCTAGTGCTGGCGGCGCTTTCTGGCCGATGCCCAGCCCGCAAACATTTTTGCGCCCGGTGCATTTTCCGATTGACAACAACAGCATGGCTGTTGTACTATAGAGATGGAAGGATCGAGATGGCCACCACCAACAACAAGCGAATGATAAAAGTTAGGATCGCATTGGCGATCGATGAAAAGGGAAACTGGGGCTGCGCTGGCGGCAGCGGGATGTCCCCGCGCGACGCCCTGGAACTAGCAACAGACGGCTGCCAGAGCGGTTTCTACCGGATCTACTGGATCACGACGGAGATCGAGGCCCCTCGGCCGGTGGAGGTCTCAATCAACCTCCCCGCCGAGGCCGTAGAGGAGGCGGGGCTGTGACCGAGCCCCGCCTCCCCTGGTCCCCAGACTGGGATCTGGGGACCATCCCCCAACATGTCTGGCGCCGGGAGGCAGCCAGGCGCGCGTCGCTGGCGCGCCGGCGCCAGAGCGGCGGCCGAAAGGCCTCCTGCGAGTGCGGCACCTGCCGAAAGTGCCGCGCCCGGGAGGCGCAGCGGCGCCGCCGGGCAAGACTAGCACCCTGAAACCACCGCCCCTGGCTCCCGGTCCACAGCCGGGCCTTTTCTTTTTGGGGACCCTACTGATCCGGTTGCCACTGCTTCAACTCGCGCCAGGCTGCATCGAGCGCATCCTCTGGCGTCACCCGGTAGGGGTCCCAGGGGCCGAAGAGGTCGTCCTGGTACCCCTTGGGCTGCTGCCGCGCCGTGCCGCGCACAAGTGGCCAATGGCGCGAGAGGACTTCGAGCGCCGGCCCGAAACAGGCCAGGTACAGATCGATGCCGGCGATGCCGGCCTCCTGGAACTCGCGCACCTTCTGGCGCACGACGTTGCGGATTTCTGGCTCGACATCCTCCCAGAAGACCTCCTCGCGGCGCTCGGCCGCGTCATCGCGCAGCCGGCAGGCAAGAAAGATCGTCGACTTGGCCGCCGACTTGTCGCGGATGTGCAGGCTGCCTTCGGCTTCGGTGTGGACGGGCCAGCTCGCCGTGATGACAAATCCCGCCTCGATCAACCCG